GTTCTGATATTACGCCTAGTGCGCTTTCAATAGTTCCGTACATACCTACAGTTTTTTGCGCAACTGTATTAAGACCACCGGTTACTTTATTTATTAAGCTATCACTATTTGCAGGATCAATAGCCCTTAGCGTATCTAAATCAACGCTACCTGGGCCCGGAGGTACAACCGGAGGCACTACAGGCGGAACAGGAGGTGTTGGCCCACCAGGATGTCCTGAGTGTCCCGCTATTGTCAAAAGATATGCACCGTCACGACCAAAGTAAGTGTCAAGTGTATCTTTTAGATCACCATATGTTACATTACCTAGCGGATCTGCTCTACTTGCCATTATTACACCTTATTATTATAATGATAAGTATAAGTATAACATAAAAGAAAAAACATGTCATCTAGAACTTCTTAAAAAATTTATCTATCTTTTTCATTTTCTCATTGCTATTTTCTACCTTACCAGATATTTCTTTTTTACTACTATCTTGCGGCGGCTTGCTGTGTTTTTCCCTTTGAGTCTCGAAATGCTTCAACAGGCGTTCAAGAAACCATCTCCTATACCTTAGGGGAAGGTTTCGCACCTCAGTGTAACTCATATTAAGGTGCATCTGGAGTATAAAGGCTTCTTCTAAGAAGCTCTCCCTCCAGCTATGTACGGGGCCAAAAAAACTCTGTGTTGACGGGTAATTGTACGTCTGACTTTTTCTCGCACCCATCGCAATCGAGTTGAACAGCCATATCAATACCTGGCTGTATATTTGCCATATGTGTTCTTAATTTCTTAGAATCAAATGCTGGCATTACTTTAATAAAACTATTAATCTTTGACTTATCTGTTACTCCGTCTATTGAAACAATCATATGTTCAAGATTTGACGTGACCATTCCAACAGAATATTCACCAAGTACTTTTATTTTACTTTCTTGTTCTTTTTGCTTTTCTTGTTCATCGTGTCCCGTCATAATCTTAAATAAGACTTTTTTCTTTGATATTGGTAAAATATACTCAAATATATTTTTTCCTTGCTCAACAGGCTCAGCGCCTAAACGATTAATCTCTAGTGATGTCAGGTCAAATGTTTTCTCATTTATATGACCGCACTTAGGACAATTAACAATTGCAGCATAATCAGACCCATAACCTGTTATCCTAATTGATATTGCTAATGCATTTTTATCACCTGCTGTCAAGTCATTAGGATCTGCATCTCTTGACATTATGCATGACTTAATTAATTCATCAATAACTGTCCCTTTTTTAAGATAAGCTTGTGATGTTAAGATATCCTCTTCTAAAGCTGTCATTGCTTTTATATCTACTGTTTCTTTGTTATAGAACCAACTTTCCTTACTGTATATCTTCCCATAAGATGGAAGAGGTACAGTTTCAACGGGTACTTCCCAGTCAATACCTTCACTTTTCATATGCATTTTTTTAATATCTGACATTTAGACTCCTAGTATGTGCACTTACTAAAAATACTAACACGACAAGCTTGAAAGTAAATAAAAAAACTCCCTTAAGGGAGTTTCATTAAGATAGAATATATACTATATTAAAACTGAAGGATGCAATTATCAAATGCCACACCAAGGGAAAGAGACATTGGATCGCCGTCATTAGAATATTCTAGCGTATCAAATTCAACACTTGTTAAAAAAGCGCCTTTTATATCCCAAAGCTCAATAACAGTACCGACAGGATCAAGAATTTTAATCTGTATATCACGCTTATAGAAGTCCGCGTAACCAGCACGACCACTCACGCTTTCGTGATGCGTTCTAATCCATTCCATTACTTGCTGTGCACCGCTCGGTGCAATCGGATCGTAAAGCTTGACTGTTATATCATCCCAAACTGCTTTACCTGATGATACTCTTCTATAGCTATTGATGTAAGGTAAGTCTTTCTTAGCACTAGTCCACTTAGGTCTAGCAGCAGACTGTATTAAAAAAGCATCAATTCCTTCTATCGCTAGAACAAACCTGTTCTTTCTTTTTGGTTCAAATTTATTTGGTAGCATATCTGCAACTGATAGTGTTTCTGCCATTTTTTTCTCCTAAATCGTTAATAAGTATATGGCTCTTAAATTTCTGCGCCCGCATTTGTTACAACAAAGTCTAATGCAATAAACTCAACAGCTCTTGTGGGTTGCAAGAATATTTTTCCTCGAATCGTATTGTTTTCAACGTCTGCCTGTGTTGTTGTTGTTGTGTCAATAATAACTTTAAATCTATCAACGCCACCCTTTTCCTGCACTCTTTGCAATATCGGGTTAACCAAACCATTGAATTTATCCAAAGTTTCTTGCCTGTTCGGCTCAAACAATAGTGAATTTGCAACTGCACGGACTGATCTTCTCACGTCTATGAGCAGCCTTCTTACATTGACTCTATCAAGTGCGGATGCTGCACTAAGTAGCGTCTTTTGACCCCAAACAACAACCCCTGTTCCTGGAAATGCAGTCAAAGGATTGATATCAGCTTGATATAAGTCATCTAAGTTCTTTCTTGAAAGTCTTACACTTGCTGATTCAACAACATCAAGTGCGCCTCTAGTAAATCCAGCCGGTGCAAACCATGGATGTGCAACAGCATCATTCAAAGAAAATGCCCCTAAAACTGCGACAGACGGTGGGACGCTTAATGTTGTATTTGTGGTAGGATCTTCAATGATAACATCTGGAAAATACGCTGCAGCAAATGAACTATCTAAGCCTCTGCTCCTAAAGTTTGTAACAGTATTCTTAACATGCACACCGTCACTCGATCCTGTAATCACAATATTATAATTATTCTTCTCTTCTATATCCATTATATAAAGTGCATCAAATCTACTTTCCATTGCTGACATTCCGTAATCTGTAACGGAAGGTGTCCTCATTCCAGGAGTTGCTAATAATTTAATATTAACGTCAGATTTTGATCCCATGACATCAATAGCCTTTCTATAAGCTGCGACTGTTGAACCGGCTGTTCCTCCCTGCTCACTTGAATCAGCAATCTCTCTAGCAGCTGCATTATTTGCAAGATTTACCTTGTCTTGATTGAATATGTTTAAACCGTCAAAACCTCCCTGCAAGAGGAAGCTAAACTTTGCATATCTTCTATTTGCAGCAACTTCTAAATCTTTAGGCATAAATACTCTAGTTTTGCTTGTATCATTTGTTACGATGACGCCGTTTCTAACATATGAAGCGTTGCGCCAGTAATCCGGATCTGCTTTTTCATCTGAACCGGTCACTATTTTCAAGTTTTCTAAGCTAAACAAATTGTTGTTAAAAGTGTCACTAGCTTCTGAAAGATTTGCAATGCCCTTGCGATGTGTTGGAAAATACTTGACAAGTGAATTCATCGTTGCATCAAATGCACTTGGCTTGTTAGGTTCGTCCACATCTGTTTTTCTATTGAATTGAACACCCCAGTATAAATTTGCTGCATCTCGTTTTTTATTTCCTGTTCCCAATGCCACAGTCTCTCTAAACGGAATAGCAGGTGCTGTCGCAGCATTTAAAATACCTGCGGGGAAGTATTGTTGTGCCGCATCATGTGTCGCACCTCCATGGTTTATTATAGAGCCTGACGTGTTGAGTACTAATGGTCCTCTAAAACCCATTGGGAGGGCATCAATTGGTATGTTATCATTTTTTAAATCATTAGACAATTCTACTCTAATGTACTTTGACCTCACTGCATGATTTCCAGCAACATTCAATTTTTGACTTCTCTCATCTTTGTCAAAATCAAAATAGAGATTTAAATCACCAATCGCTCTTCCAATAAATCTATTTGATTCTAAGTCTAAAGTAATATTTCTAAAGCTCTCTAAGACAACTTTTGACTCATCTGAATCGTTGAAGTCTCTAACAACTAAATCAAATGTTCCGTAAGACTTGTCATCCCGCCTAGATAAATTTTCAATAGATATCTTAAATCTAGTATTTACAGCACTACCAGCTGACAATGCATGAATTCTAAACAAATCTTTATTAGAACCACCATATTTTTGTGATACAACATACGGTGATTTTGCTGTTGCAAATCTATCTTCAAAATCCTCAAAATCAGGAACAACTGATGTTGCTGTAGCACCTGTCGCTGATCTTCCAACTGACGATGTCAGCAGGAACACAATGTCTTCTTTTAGCGTTTCACCTGCTGTCACACCCTTTGATCTATGTCCTGCTACTAGTGCACCTGATCCTGTGATGGTGGCCATTGACGGATATATATCATAATGACCATAAAGCAAGTGTCCTGCTTCTTCTATTTTATACGGATCTGTGTTAAAAATATTCGAAATATAATTGTTAGCTAGCATATCAAAAGATGCTGTTAAAACATTCGGATATGTTGAAGTGCCCTTGTGACCATTAAGCAGTAATGTAAAATCTTGTGTTGAAATGTCTAGTGAACCCGTCGTTCCGCCATGCCTTCCCATTAATTTACCTGCGCTAGCTATAGCTGCAGATCTTGCAGTTTCAGTCGACACCGGGGCTGCATTTGATGCATTATAGTTTCCACTTAAGTGCATGATAACACCGCTCGGTGCCATGAGAACACCACGGAGGATTGGAACAGCGTGGTTTAGTGGACCTTTGCCGGCTGTAAAATTTGTAATTGTATAGATATTATCAGCAGTTATGACGGCGCGCTCAATAACTTTATTACCTGACCAGCCGG